TTGTTATCAAATAAAACAATGTGTTCTTTTTGGACCGTGTTCAAAACTATATTATACAGTCCGGTGTTCTCATCTTTTGTTTCTAAGTCAAATGTTTTGCCTATTCTTTTTGTAGATACTTGTCTTATAGGAATTTTTCTTCCACCTGCGTCTAGCAATGAATAATCTCCAGCCAAATTTCTAAGTTTCCCAACTATTGAATTTTCTGTATCTAATTCAAAACCTTGTGCCGCTGGTGATACTGTTATAGCAGATCCAGGTGCCCACTCTTGTGTGGTCCAGAATAAAAACTCTCTGACTGCATTTTGCCAATTAAGTGTTTCTTTAATCTCATTTGAATATCTGTTAAATTTAAATCCTTGTTGTTCTAAATAGTTTCCGTAACCAAGTAAAAAGTCTGTAACTTCTTGCACAGTATCAAACACATAACCATAAGGTATTGTTTGTGCAGTTTCTTTGTAATCATTATAACTTACTACCTCTTGTGATCCTTCAACTGACAGTTTGTTTCCAACAGAAGTTTTCACTGGGTAATTAAATGTGAAATATGGTTTACCTATTGAATATCCTAGAACTTTAAACCCACCAAGTATTGTCGATCCGTCTCGAGAAACATCTGTGTTTTTTTCTATAAGCACACCAGAGTAATTAAAAGATTGTACTGGGTTTGATGTTCTAAACAATATTTTGTAGTTCTCGTCCGGAATAAATTTAGATCCAGATGCTGATCCTGGCGATACTGAGTCTGTTAATATTTTTAAATTATCTTTATCTGAAAACCCACCTAGTTTGTATGCTAATTGTGTTTTGATGTTTGCCATTTTTTTGTAGTAGAACGTATCCGGATCAAGATTTTTTGATATCAGATAGTTTACCACAAATGGTTGGTACCCTGCTGTGAGATACGTTGTTGTTATACCAGTTGCATTACTTGTTGATGTTTGCAAATGATATTTTGCAGTTTTAAACGTTCTTCTAACTTCAGTTTCTTTATCTATTTGGTTACCACCGATATTTGTTGTTTGTCTAGATGGATCAAACATATTAGAAAAGAATCTACCTGGTTGTGTTAATGCTAATGTTTTAATAACTGTAAACGGATATGCTGATGATCTTCTCCATGCCGTTTCTGAAGGTGATTGATCTCCTACTTTCCATCCTGATCTTCTTCCTGGAATATCTAAGACATCTATTAATCCAGCCGCAATAGGATCTAATAAATTTCCTGATGCATCAACTGGCAAATAACTTTTGATATCAGGCTTTCCATATCTGCCTGGTTCTGTTTCAATAGCAGTCCATAGCACATCATTGCCTGATGTGTAAGGTGCCGCACCATAAGTGGTTTCCCATGTGCTAGGTTTTTCCGTGTGTCCTAACATCTCCCATGGTCTTACGTGGGGTGCATCTGTGTCATAAAAATATTTGTAAATTGCTCTCCAGTATCCTGGTAGTTTTTCTTTTTTTATTCTGTCTGTGCTGTTTGCATAGTTGTATGTAAACGGCGAACCTTCTGAGAATGTTGTGTTGTTTATGTATTGTACATTGTTACGTCCTGCCCAAGTATGGAAATCTGTTGCCATTACATCATTGATTTCATTAAGTGTGTAATCTGTTGCAGTAAAAATACTTGGCATTACATCGTCAAGTTTTGCTAATGAAGAATCATATGATGTTTTGATATTATTGTAGATTCTTCTTTCTAATTCTATAATTAAATCATCTCTTTCATCACCGTATGCTTTTATAAATGAACCATCGTGTCTTCTTATCATTGAGGTTGTTGTAATATAAGTGTCGTCTGATATTATCTCTGGTTTGTATGTTGGATACATTCCAAGTTTAGACGGAGATGGTGGCAAATAACTGCCTTTGGTGTCTGCGTAATCTTTGATAACAATTTTATCACCTTCGTTAAGTGGCCTTGTTACATCAATGCTGTCGTCCACTGTGCTGAATGTGTAATCAGTACCCAATATTAAAAGTTCATCGTTCAAATAAATGTACACTGCTCTATTGCTCAATGCAGTTATATCAAACTGTGAATCTATTGCATATTCGGTTTGTGATGATCCTGCAACTGTGTGTGTTCTGGTTGAAACATTTTCTCCCCAACCCAACATATCTTCATAGTAAAATGGGAAAGAACTTGTTCTTCCTTGTGTTATAGAAGCAATTATTTCGTCTACTCTGTCTCTTGCAACACCTTCGTATGCTGTGCCTGTAGAATGAGTTAAAAATGCACTGTACCATTTTTCGTATTCTAAATTTGCATAGTCAATTGAAGAAATAAGATTCGACTCATCATCTATCATTCCAAACACTGCCGGCAACAATGACCCTTCGTGCTGAAGTATTGTTCCGCCTTTTAGTCTAGCATCAGGTTTGTCTCTGAGGTTAGATGTGCCTGGTATTTGCCCTGTAACGTCTTGATTCTTATCAAATATATCTTGGACATGGTTCATTATTTGTCCATAGGTAAATGTACCTAATGATTCATTTTCACAGTTTATAGCCAAACTGTCAGGTACTTCATAAATTCCTTTTCCGTCAATTTTTTTGACTGAACTATATCCAGCCATTCTTATCTGATCATCTACTTTTAATTTTTTATTGAACTTAACATATCTATTTGTTGTTCCATTAACAAATGTATAATCTGTTGTTATTGTTTTTCTTACACCGTTAACAGCCACTGATATTTCTAAATCTGTAAGTGACGCAGAATCTTTGTAAAAATCTATTGGAAACAACTGTGTCTCTGTTGAGTCCACTACAAATGTTCTAATTACCCTCTGTTTGCTCTGGCTAGTTCTTTTAACATATGGACCTAAATAATTTTGTTTTTTAGTTAAATTAGTATAGTGCAAATGTCCCGATGCTAATCTTTTAGAAAGAGAGGTATTATCTATTTTGTACGTGAAAGAATCCGATGTATAATCCGATTCAAATACTATGTTTCCCACATTGTTGATAGTGCTGTACTTGACTTTCATCCCAAGCACTGTGTCTGTAACAGCAGAGTCGCTTGTTGCAAAACTAAAAACTTTTGCTCCTGCAAATGTAGAACTTGGATATTTTGTAGCATCATCAAATGACGTCAACGTCTCGTCAAACAAATTAAACAACGGTTGTTGATTTAATGCTGTTTTTTGTTGTGATTCTGCCCAACGTTTTGTAGTAGAATTGTAGTATAAAGTTTTTCCTTGATTTGTTGTACCAAATTCTATAAAAATTGAATCATCTTCTGTAGGTGTTCCGTCGGTTGCTTTTGTTAATGCTATAACCTGCGAACCTCCTGCTGTAACAAATGCCACATCATATATTGTGCCGTTAACAAGTGGGTCTGTGTCGTTTGCAAAAACTACTCGCATACCATCCGCAAGTGCTAGTCCATCAACAATATAACCTGTTTGTTTTACAACCGTTGAAAAAGCATCTGTTGTGGTTGTGTCATATAAAGTGACAGACTTTTTAGCAACCTTACCGTGATTGTATAGTTCTAGTCCCGAATCAAATTCTATAATTGGTCTTTTTGCTCTGTCATCTTCATCTAATACAGGTGTATAACCACCAATCCTTGCTGTTTCTTCAATTACAGATTTGTGAAACCATCTGTTGTATCTTGACCAAGCATTTTGATCACGTGAGTCTCTTTTAATTGTGATATAATCTTTATCTTTTGGAGTATAAAATGATTTAGCATACGGTCTTGTGTCATAACCAATCGAATCATAAAGTATTGTAGATTCTTCTGAGTATGATCCTGGAGTTATTAAATCGTCTATATCAGTAAGTGTAATAGACTCTCCAACACCTTCAACATAATATTGTTTGTCTTTGTATTCTGCCGATACAATATTGTCATCAAATTTTATTTTCATTCCATTTGATAAATCTAATGTTCTTAAACTGTAATTTTTAACACCCACAATATCATCTTGGGGTTTTATTTTTGCTGTTGAAGTGATATCTTTAATCTGTAATATACCATACATGGCATCATGATTCCCACATTGATAGTACAATGTCGAAGGTCCAGTTGCTGGTACTGTAAATGTTACTGTGCCGTTATCTGTTCCATTATTTGTTACGCCTGTAGAATAAATTGTAGACGTCGATCCGTCTGCACCAACTTTGTTCTTGTATGGTTCTGTCATAATCCATAAAGGATGTCCTTTTGCGTCTACATTAAATTTATAAGTGTTGCCTCTGTATAAAGGTAGTATAGGATTATTTTCATTTTCTCTATGTGTAAAATTATAGGCACCTTTTGCTAAATTTTTTACAGAGTATTCTGCAACTGCATTAGGCCCTACGGAATCTAATGATATCGTACTAGGTCCATTTGGCATCCAATAGTATTCTCTGTAATTGATTAATTTATCGTAGTCAATTGCCGGATTCCAACTGTATACAGTTTCTTTGGACAGTCTATCATGATTGTCCACATTACCGCCTAGGAATTTAATCTGATTAATGTAATCGTCATATGTTCCTGTAAACTTAACTTGATCCTCAGGATTTAGTGATGTTGTATCTCTGTCTGTGTAAGTTACCGCAGGCTCCAACTGATAAGCCATTCTGTCTCTAGAAGTTGCTGACACATATCTGTCTGTACTTTTTCTTGTGCTGGCATCTTGTCTGCCTATGAATCCATCTAATCTTTCTAGTGATCCTTTCTGTACTAATGGATCTAGTGTGCTGGATAAAAATCTTTGGTTTGAATCTGTTCTATAAAACGCCGGCAAGTGTTGTATAGTTCTTCTATACTCGTTTTTGCCTTGCTTGACAACTTCGTTATTTGTTAATGAATTAGTTATTTTATCTACCATTAGTATCCTGCCCCACTACTGCCAGTTGAAGAACTGGAACCTGATGTAGTAGAGCCTGACACTGCTGATCCTGTGGTAGTGTTTGACGTGGTTGTTCCTGTGCTTGTTACAACAGTACCTGAAGCCGACAGTTGGTTGGCTCCTAGTGCTGATATAATCGAAACATCATTAACGGTGGCCCCACTAATAAAAATTTCATCTGCCGCTGAATCTATTTGGAACAAAGACCCAAAACTTTGTCCCGACTGGTTTGGCACAATTACTGCTGTAAGCAAGTCTGGTGCCAATACTGCGTGGATGTAAGCGGCTAATTCTGTAAAGTAAAAAGTATCTCCAAAATCCCAGTTGTCTAGTGCAAAAAATTCATTTATTGCTTGAATAACTCTAGTTTTGATAACTGCATCTGTAACATTTGTTTTAGAATTTTTAACAACTTTAAATGTTGCTTGTAATTCTTCATCTGCATTCGTGCCAAATAATATCTTGTATTTTACTGGGTGATATATTATTTGATCTGCTAGTGATTTTAATGGATTTAATGTACCTGAATAATTTATTCTCAATTGATTTGATGTTGATGGTGTTGGTAATATTCCACCGTCTTGTAACCATATTCTGTAAAGATTATCGTAAGTTCTTTCAAGCATATACACATCAATAATATTAGACACACTAGGATCAATTCTTGTTTCCTGTCCTGCATTGTGCTTGTATTGGAAGTTTATACTGCTTCTTCCTCTTCTTGCTATGTAATCTGTTGATGTTGATAATGTGTTTGTGGTTGCATCGTATTTTTTAACAACATCTTCTGCTGAGTCATAAAAATAAAACAACTGACCGTCTGTGTATGTTGATGAATTTAAAGTAATGTCTGATTCATTTTTTGTTACAACAAATTTAGACGCCGAACACGGTTTAAATCTTGATATGTTATTATATGATATGTACTTTTCTTGGAATACAAATTTCGTTGTAATACTTGATTCAGGTTCAACAATAATATCAAATATTTCTGGATTGTCTACCACGCCGTCATCGTCGTTGTCAAAAAAACCTACTTTTACTTTTCTATTGTCCTGGAAACCGTCTGCTTCTGTTACTGTGTCTACCACTTGCCAATCTATTGGATAACCAATTGAGTTACCTGTAGAAACAAGAGAGTTTGTTTTCAATACTTTGACTGTGTCTTTAACACTTGTCCCTAGTTTGTAATCATAAATTTTTTCCTGAGAATCAAAATGAAATTTGTTCTGTGATTCTGATTCAAAAATATATTCTAATTTTCTATATGCAACTGTGTATGTGTTTCCGTCGTTTGTAAATTTAAACCACCAACTCGCATCTGAGTTCGTGCCTGCTGTTGAACCTTGGTTTGTTAGACTGAATATATCACTTGCACTTAGGTTTGTTGATGTTATCACCTTCCAAGTTTCTGAATCCCAATCATATCTCAATCCAAATTCCTCAAATGCTTCGGTCCTATCAATAATGTCTGCTTCTAACTCTGCTGATAATGATGTTGTAAAGTTTGGTATAACAGCATTAACCACTGCACCGTTTGGTACTACATTGTTCAATGTTACTGGGCCTGCACCTGATTCTAAATTTCCTACTCCGCTGTTTGCACCATCACCTACCACAGCACCAATTTTTGCCCATGCTCTATCTTGACTGTTATCAGTTGTTGATGTAACTAATACTCCATTCAAGAAAGTTCTTGTGTCCGGAGATGTAAATTTAACCAATGCTCCTGGTTTAGCATATTTCAAGTTTGAAGTTGCAAAGTCACCCAACACCAAAGGACCTGCGGCTTTAATATAGCCAGTGTTAGTGTTTGTTGACGTTGTTGTTGAATTCCACTCTGCTGATAGTGTGCTTAAATCTTTTGTTCCATATTTCAAATAATAAAACTGTCTTGCATATGGCGTTTTTAATTTTGCTTCTACTTTTGCATCTAGTGTGGATTGAATATCACTTCTATTATTAAAAGTAAAAGTAAATTTTTGTGTTGATTCTTCTCTGTATAATATTCCATCTTCAGCAAACACACTTACATTTGAATAAGCACCAGTTGGGTCTAATATTTCTTTTGCTCTAGAAATACCCGAAGCGGATCTATTTGTAGATTTAACTTTAATAATTTCTTGTGATGCTGACAGAGGTACAACTTGATAATCTTCAGCAGTAATCATTCTGTTTTGTGAATAATAAACTTGTCCTGCTTTTTCTTTAATAGAACTATTAGATTCTGATGATGAGGCATTGTAGACTGATGCTTGTAAACTCATTGTAATTGACAATGTTTGTTGGCCGCCGTTGAGATCTATATAAGGTATAGCAATCACAACGTTCTGCATATCATTGGGTTGAATAGCATACTTGGCATTGTCACTAGTTCTATAAAATGTTTTGAATGCACCCAATGGCAGATTTGAAAAATTGCCATCGCCAAATACTAGATCAACTTGATCATTAAGTTTTGTAACAACATTGTAAGTATTTCTTTCTCCTTTGGACAAAGAATTATAAATTGCATTATTGCCAGATAGTGATGGAACTTTAGTCCATTCTCTTCTTATCTGCCCAAATTGATCTAATTGATATAACCAAACATCACTGTCATTTATGTTGGGTGAATCTAAGGATTGAACATAGTTTGTGGTTGCTGAATCAACTGTGAAAGTTTGTTGTTGCATTCTTCCTTGTTTGAACAAGAAGAAAAATCCTGTGTTATTGGAACTGTCTCCTGATCCATCATTTCTGTAAGTGTACGTTAGACCGGTTCCTTCAACTGGTCTTGCCTCGTATATCGATTCTGAATCTTCAATTGTTAATGGTACTATTTCAAAATCTCTGCTAATACCTCCCACACTTGATGTGTAATTAAACATCGGTAGATCAGTTTGATTTGAACTTAATGTGTAAACCTCTGTGTCAATACCTCCGATCTTGTCTGACTCTCTTGGATTTCCGTACAGTTGTCCTGTTTGGTTGGCCGCATTTAGTATTGCTGTGAACTGTTCTCTGTAATTTGAATTTGCGGAATCATTCCATAAAATTGTTTGGTTAGAAAGATTTGCCCCTGACGAATCCCTAACATCTTGTGTTGTGGATATTGAATCCACTTTCAACAATCCTGTTGCTGGTTGATTTCTTTTAGCATTGTAATTAATTAATCTTGCTAATCTTAAAATTGAATTTCTTCTTTCTGCTGTTTCTAAAAAGTTTTCTCTGGCATTTAAATCAACTCTGAATGACAATGCCTGTGCTATATAGGCAATCAAATCCAAAAGTGCCACATATTCAGAACTCTCAACAAAATCGTTAAAGTCATCTGGGTAATTTTCCTTTAGATAATTAACCATTGTTCTACGAAGTGTTTCAAAATCGTAGGATTTGAAGTCTGCCTGTTGGAAAGATTGATAAATTTTCCGCCAATCCTCGGCAACTAATAATCTGTTTTGTCTGTCTGTTGTGGCCATAATACTTTAATAATGATATTTATAGTATTAATTATGTGCGTACTTTAAGATAGGCGTAACAACGAGTTTTCATCGAAGTTGAATGCTAGTTTTTCAGTGATGTTAAGTGGAACATACGTTATTGACGCTTGTATGGCTATTCCTTTGTCTGCTTCTCTCACTGTTATTTCGTTTGTGGATATACGAGGATCAGCATTTAAATTTGCTGTTACGTCCTCAAGTATTTGTTCTTTAAGTGTTTCTGTGAATGGTTCGAATATGGCATCGTAAATTATGGTTCCAAACTCTGGGTTTTCAACACGTTCTCCCTTACGCACTGACAACCTATTAATCAAATCTTGTTTGGCAACCTCAAAATCATATATTTTAAAATTTTGTTGTTCTGCCCGAGATGAAAATCCTTTGAAGGTTATTGCTCCTCCGCCGGTGCTATTTGATGAATTTGAATCGTATGCCATTTGTAATATTTATTCTACCAAAATTTCAATTTACTAATGAAAGTGCCTGCACTTTTAATTGCTGTGGATAATCCTGATGGATTTCTGTACATATTAGCCGGTCCAGTTTTAGATCCTAAAAAGAAGTTTTCTGCAACATTGGCATATTTTTTTATTTGGGCCACACTTTCAGTAATGTTGCCTGATGTTATACCTTGCACAAACGATAGTGATTCTTGTTTAATTATTGCTTCAATGTTTTTACCTGCATCAACTATTTCAGTAATATCTTTAATTTTTAAATTTACCTCATCATTTAGTGCCACAAGTTTTTTAACCTGAGTTGAAACTCCATTTATTGTTTTGTTTGCCATTAATGTTTCTTTAATTTCTTTTAGTTTTGCATCCGATAGATTTGGATTGTTTTCTTTAATTTTTTCTATCACACCGCTAATATATTTTTTCTTACGTTCTTGACTGCTTTGTCTTGCATATGGCTCATGAGTAACAAAGTCTGATACTGTTGTTCTCACTTTTATTGTGTTTGGATCACCGCCTTCTTTAATTGGTTTTTCTACAGATATATCGTTAGCATCTGTAACAATAATTGCTACATTTTGGTGATCCGGTGTTAACCAACTGCAACCCCATGAAGGATTTTGTTTACTGCCTGAATTTAGATCAATCCTACCACCTTTCAAGTTATGTGCACCGCTGGCACTGTGTAACTGTGATCCAGCATGTGACATTATTCCGTCTCTAGCAAAACTTTGTATAATTCCTTTTTGCGAAGAATTAAAAATTCCTGCTTCACCCATGTTGTATATTCTTGGTGAACTGCTGGCAATGTTTATGTCACTGACCATTCTAATTCTTTGTTTGGCATGGAAATTAATATCCATGTCCGAGTGTAAGTTAAAGTCTCCTCCGGATCTTATGTTAATGCCTGATGCAGAAAATATACTTACTGTTCCATCACTGGCCATTTCAATGAATGCTTTTCCTGAACCGTTTGCAAGATACACTACTCCTTCTGTGTCGTGCATCAACAATTGGTGTCCGGATGCTGTTCTAATTCTTGCAAGTTTATTTTTGCCATTCTCGTCTCCGTCGTCTAAAACAAAAACGTGTCCGAGATCCCTATCTACCTGTAAGGGTGTATTGTCTAAACCAATGTTGAGTATTCTAGTATCTGCAGATATACCGCCTGGTGTGTTCCAACCAAACACTTGGCTGGGTGATTCTCTTCTCGCACTCGATGACGTTGTACCTCTTATATCGTCCTTTATCAATCCCTCTTGAAACAGTTGCTCTGCTAGTATATCATTAACCGGAAATCTCCAGTTGCTCATTCCTTCAATTGATTCACCTTTACCGTATGATTTTTTATTTTTTTCCTCTACCGGTAAAAAATTTGTGCCGTAATTTTTAAGTTTAACTCCTGCGTTTGCGCCTATCTGTCTTTCTCTGTTAGTAATTTGTTCTGTGTTATTCACAGTAAATTCTGAGGATCCCATACCAGGCACTTGTTGATTGGTTAAAGGTTCTTGTATGCACCCTATCCAAAAGGCATTGGATGCTCCTTTTTTACCTTTGGCAAATATCACAAGTACGTTGGTGTCAACATCTGGTGGAATAGCCCACATACCATATGACCGTTGCTGTTGGCCGCCTGTCTGATCCATTGTGTTTGCTTTGAAAGGCTTGGCACCATAGAAAGGCGACAAGTATTGGCACCATATTACTTGTTCAGGGTTAATGTCTTGTCCGTCAGTTTTGGTCAAGGCAGGAATTACCACGCCCAGTCTTCCCATCTTCATGGGGTCCGTAGTGAGTTTAACAACACCAATGTATGGACCTGCATCATGAACATTATGCTTTTGCTTAAAGTTTTTTAGGTTATCTTGTGTGTCTGCGTATCCACCGCTTATCTTATAACTCATTGCTGATTCTCATATTTTTTTTATTTAATTGCTTGATTGTTGACATAATTTATTTTATTTCTTTTTTAATTTCTCCAAACGCAACGCCTCTTCCTGCATTTTTTTCTGGTAACTGTGCTCTAAGTTTTTTTTGTTTTTAATAATTGTTTTTAATTCAGTAACGTCCACTATACTATTCCATTCCTCATTCGCAATAGAATTTATTTTGCCGTCTTCTTTTTTAGCATCTGTTTTAACATTTGTAAACTTTATTTCGCCCTTTGTGCCTTGTTGTTGGTTCATCCTAACACAGTGTAATGTTTGGGTGAATTGCCCTTGGTTAAATTTTGTATCGACTTTTACCACTTGATATATTCCGTTAAAGAAATGGCTTCGAGAATCTGCATCCACATTCTTTAAATTGTATGATCCTGTTCTGTCATTTATTTCAGGTGGAGTAATAAATTGCAATTGGATCAGCGGTTGAAAATTTTCCGAATTGAAACTTCTATATTTGACGCTTACCGGTGAATCACCTATCCCTTCTGCTTTGGTTATTCTTCTATTTTTATGAATTGGTATGAACTGGTCTTGACAGATAAACGCTGGGTCTCCTAGAATATCCATTTCTAACCTAATCATATCTGCTTCTGGATTTGTTATGTAATCGTAGAACTGCTGTGTTTTATCAGCCTCGCCCTTCATGGAGTTACTGCCCTTTTGCTGACTTACTTCTTGCCGGATGGGAGAAACTGGTTCCCCGGCACTTTCTCCAAATGCTTCTATCAGATTGTTCTCAAAATCTCTATATTTTCCGTCCTCTTTGGCATCTTTGTCGAA